AGGCAGCGTTGGCGGCAGGGTTCACGGTAGCGTAGCGAGGCGACATGGTGGCGGCGTTCTCGTTCAGCTTCTGCTGGGCTTGCAACAGCACCAAGGCGGTCGATGGGGCATTGCCGGGGGAGCCGACAGAGTTACCAACCAGCTTGTATGCGTTGGCAACGTCAGCGTCCACGGTAGAGGCCAACTGGCTGATACGTGGCTTCAAGACACGCTCTGCGAAGTCGTCCATCTGCATGGTCAATTCAGCGGATGTGAAGTTGATGCCGATGTGCTTTTGGCTGGAGACAGTCAAAGTGGTGAACTGTTCGTTGTCGTCCTGAACTTGCAGGGCGGCACCGTCAGTGACCAAAGCGCGGTCGGGCAAACGGATACGCAGTGTGGAACCGATCTTGGCACCTGAGACAGCGAAGCTGTCGTCGTACTGACGGTTCACGTTGCGGGTGATCACCAAGTTGTTTTCCAATATTTCCAAACTTTTTCTTGTGATCATGTCGATGGTCAGAATGCTGTTAGACATTTTAATTTCCTTTAAATGATGATGAAATTAGCGGTTGCGGAGTGCCCGTGCTTTGTCGATTTGTCTTTGGCGCTCGGCAGCAATCCAGTCCGATACATTCAGTGTCTTGGTAGACCGAGGATCGGTGGTGTCAGTGACACCAGGATTGGTTGCTCGTGCGGTTACCGGACGAATCGGGTCTGGCGCAGACGATGTTTTCTTTTGGAAAGGCTCGGCAGTTAATTTAGCTTCGACTTTTCCAATCTCACGCGCTTGCAACAGTGGCGACAAGCGAGAAATGCGTTCAGCTTCCTTGGGATTGCTGCCTAGCCAATAGGCCAGATCAGGTCCAAGGTCAGACGCTTTGATGGTTTCGGCCATCGCATCGGTGACTCGAAGATTCGGGTTATACGCAACTTGGTCGAAGTCATCGTATTTAGACCGGGCCTCCTCCTCACGCTCTGCGAAGGTTTCTTCAATCTCAGCGCGTTGTTTCTGGATTTCCCGATGTTGGACCAGCTTTTCAGCCTCGTCACGGATGAAATTACCGTAGGCTTGAGGGCTGTCAAATTGATCTGCTGTCGGAATATCCGTTGGCATTGCTGGCACGGGTGCCTGCTTTGCCTGCTGCTCACGTTCCCATTTGCGCTGTTCTCTTGCGAGGCGCTTGCCAATCATCGCGTCGATTTCAGCCTGCGAGTACTTCTTTTCCTCTTGGGTGCTACCGTCTTGATTCTCAGCTACTACCGGCGCATTTTGTGCATTGTCCGTGGTGGCCGTCACCTCGGGTGCTTGCGCGGAGTCAACTTCCGCTAAGGCTTGGACTTCATCAGTCATTTTTAACTCGTGTGAGTTCCCGGTGAACCTCACCGGTACGGTTGGGTTATCTTACAGCAGATTACTCTGGCTGTGCAATCTTGGCTTGTGCAGCTTTGTATGCGGCCACAACGTCAGCAGTGTGCGTTGCCGCACAGATGGCCTGAACACGGGCATCCTCTGCGCTGTAATCATCACCGGGGGCAATAACGTGGCGGTGGAACTTGCTGCTGATTTCAACGCCATCCTCTTTGATGGCAGTCTTGGTGCGAGCTTGCACACAGCCATTTTCGAGGGCTTCAATCAGATCAACAGAGGTAATTTTTTCAAAAGCCATTTTGATACTCCAATCAAAATCAATTTCCGGTCTACTGGGCCGGTACAGTTTTAAAATTATGCTCTACAGTTACACAACTATGAAGTTGATAGTTCTGGCGTCAATAGCAGCACCAGCTATATCAAAAGTACGAATGACAAAAGATGTGCTTCCAGCACTAAGCGCATTACTATATACAACGTTGACTGAATCCAATCTTTCCGCCATTACGCTGTAAACAGCATTTGGGACAGATTGAGTAGTGGTTACGGTGTATACCCCAGTTGAATTTCTAACTACACTTAAAACGCCAGACGCAACAAGTGATGTGATGCTACCAACACCAGAAAATTTACCTTTTGCTTTAATTCTAAAGGGGTCGTCATTAGTGTTAGTGCAGTCTGCATAAGTACAGTTTTGCTCTAAAACATAATCAGCTACAGCAGAAGTAGACGTAGTTACTATGGGGGCACTTGGATTTGCGCCTGCAAATACACAATTTGCAATTACTGTTGGGCCGATAGGTGTGCCAGAATTGGATATGTATACCGTGTTGCTACGACCGCCCAAGCTACAATTTGAAAACACAACTTGAGAGTTAACCAATAAAACTGCCGTAGTGACTAAGTTAAATTCAAAATAGCAGCCGTTAAATGATATAGCATTGGAAGATTCTATCCGCATTGAGGGGACTGTCACATCTACTGGGCTGCTGCTGTTTTCAATCATGACATTGGTAAAAGCAACTGACCCGCAATTTACCATAGATAGTTCTCTACCTATATTTGATTCTAACGTGCCGCCGGTCATGTAAAAGGCGTAGATGTTTTCTACTACGAGCCCTTGAGCATTTTGCCAACTCTGAGTGTCATTTAATGTAATTGTATGGTGTCCTCCGGGAGAACTTGCTTTACACCAAATGCCAATGCCAGAACTAAACCCATGCACCCATACACGCTCTACTAGAGTAAATCTGGAAGAGCCTATGACAATTCCAGCTATTGCGGCTGAAGTGCCAAACAGTTCAAAATCTCGCAATTGAACTTTAACAGTTTGGGCAGCTTCATCACTGTTAATTCCGTAGCCCGCACCTGTAAAAGTCAATGCAGTTACGTTAATTCCTTGCCCTTCAAGTATGTATACATACCCTGTTCTTGGGATGAAAATATCTGAAGCATAAGCATATTGACCTCTTGGTAAAACAACAACGCCACCAAGCAATAAGGAGTTAAGGGCTTTATTTATCTTAACACCAATATCTGAGCCAGAAAACCAAAGGGAGCATATTGTTATTGCACTTGAGTTTCCAAATTGCACATTGCCTAAGCCGCTGAACACAGTGGCCTCTGGAGCGTCAAAAGGCCCATTTATGGTAAGTGTTACACCCGATGCAACACTAATCACACCATAGCAAGTAACGCCAGAAGTTATTGTTAAATTACTGTCTATGAGAAATGTCCCTCCTGGTGGGACGTATAGATAACTGTTAGATGCCTGTGCCAAAGTGATGGCTGCAACCGATGATGCAACCCCACTAGCATCCGCACCGAAATCAACAATATTTGCCAATGACCCAGAGATCATTGAATTGGTTACTTTTGTAAGACTCATAGTACGCCTTATACGAGATATGTTACCGACATGCACCAATAACTAGCGCCAAAGTTAATTGCTTGTATTCCTGAGATTTGAGTAGAATTATCAGCAACAACCGCCATGGCATTTGTTGCACCAGAAGAAATTAAACTTAAATGCAATGTCGCCCCAGTAGTTCCTGATGTAAATGGCAACCCTGTAATAACTTGGCCACCTGCGTTATTACCGCTGTTAGCCAACAAAGTTACAGTTACTATACGACCAATTTTTGTGTAGAGTGCAGAGTTCGTATTAGCACCTGTTGTCCACGCAGAATAATCAGGCGTCCAAGTACCTTCCTCATAGTCACTCAACAATTCGCTTGTGCCTGTGCCGGGTGTGGCAGAAAAGTCGATGCCTTGACCACTGGCAACAATCAAATTGCCTGTGGTCAATGTCAACTGAGTGGCGCTGATCGCACGACCAGCAGTCAAGTTGGCAACTGACACCTTGACCGTTGCGCCGCCTTGAACAATTGGCAACACCTCGGTGCCAGCAAGCGGGGTCGTTGACGCGGGGAGTGCTGAGATTTTGGTGTCTGCCATGATTGTTCCTTAGACGTAGTTGACTTCAATCGAGGAAGTAACTGGAGGTGCTTCTGAAAAGGTAAGAACAGCGCCAGCAACGCTGTACGTGTTCTTTTGCTGGTACACCCCATTGATGTACACATTGGTCGCGTTCTCACCTGCGGGTGCGCTTGCCAACGTGAATGCAACAGTGGAGCCGTTACCGGTAAAGTTTGCAATGATCGCCGTAGCGTTGAAGCTGCTGCCCACGTTGTCATACGTAGCAATGGTGACTTCTGCACTGGTCTTCAAGACAAACTTGTACAGTTGCAATGCGTTCCAAATTTCACCACCGGGCACTCGACCAGCGGCATCCAGCACTATTGGGTTTGTGTGGGCTGTGTTGCCGGTGCTGGATGTGTACGTAGCCAGCGGTGTTGTCGTGCCAGCCTCGTAGGTGTAGATTTTGCCGCCAGACAGCACGTTGCCGTTGTTGTCAAAAAACTGCGCCCCGACGCCACCAAAAATTGAAAGAGACACAGCAGGCATGTTAAATCCTTAGATGCTGATTGCAGCTACTTTGTCTTGGAACGCTTTGATACGGGCTTGCAGTGCAGCTTCTTGCTCGGCCAACACAACAGCACGGGCATCAAGTTCAGCTTGCTGGCGGGCCACCAAAACAGCTTTTGCGTCAGCAGCTTTTTCACTTTTTGCCACATCAGACTCACGGGTAGCCAAAGCAGCATTGACCGACTTTTCCTTTGCCGCAATTTCTGTTTCTTTGGCTACTGCGCTTTTCAAAGTAGCATTGGCTTCAGTAAGTGCGTTGGTTGCTTCAGCTTGAATTGCCGCAGCGTTTTCTTTGGCTTTTGCCAACTCTTGCTTGGCAACTTCACGGTCAGCCACAGCGTCTTTGGCAGCAGACAAAGCGCCTTGACGAACAGCCAGTTCGTCGCGCAGCATTGCCATGTTAGCCAAGTCAACAGGCAATTGCTTGGTGAAATATTCAACGTAATTCAGTGCAGGGGTGTCGTTTGAAACTTGCATTTTGACCTCTTAAGAGTAGTAGGTGACGTTCAATTTGGCACCGGCAGTCTGCTCAATAAATTGAATTTGCGACAGATCGCCATCGTACTGCAACGTGACGCCAGCAGCCAAAGGCATACCGACAGATGCTGTTGGGGCCACGTTGTCATCGCGCCAACGAACAGCCTGGCCTTCGGGGGTAATGATGGCGATGCGCGGTGTGCCTACCAAACCGTTTAGATCGCGTTGGGGCACGGTTAGTCGAGTGGCTGAACTCAGACTTGTGATCTGTTGATACCCCATTACGGAGGTAATTGCCTTGAGGTTGATCGCCATTAAAATCTCCTTCTTTCGGTGAATGACCGAAGTTTAATCAACAATTGTTCAGCAGATTGTGCTATAGATTCAAAGAATCCACCAGCAAAAAATTCGCCGTTAAAGAATGGTCCCATTTTAAGCACTTTCGGGGAGTTCTGGTTCTGGCGCAGGCTCTAACACCCACACCTGCCGCCACACACCATCAACATCTTGTTGCGGGTCTTGCTCCACTGCCACCATGCCGCCTTCACGGGGCATCGGTGTTGGGATCACCAGTGGGATGCCAGCGGCTGTGAGCAGTTCAACATTTGCATTGGCAGGAACACTGCCATCGGGATTGAGTAGAAATTGTTTTGGCATATCAACCTCAGAAGAAAGTCACGACTCGGACGTAGCCATTGCCGCCGTTGCCACCAGCACCAGAGTCCACACCTTGACCTGCTGCGCCGCCGCCTCCGCCAGCACCGGGGTAACCACCATTACCACCAGAGCCGGGGCTAATTAATCCAGAGCCGCCTGCGCCGCCCCCATCGCCACCAACAAAATAAGTAGTTGAGTCGGAGCCGTTGCTGCCGTTGGCGTTAGAAAAACCCTGAGCACCCCCTCCAGATGATGTTGATGTTGATGTTGTAAAAAGCGATCCGCCTTTTCCACCGGATTGCCCATTACTACCAGTAGTTACACCTGCTGCAAGTCCAGCAGCACCGCCACCGCCACCGGGTCTGTAACCTCCACGAGAGCCAGATGCTCCGCTTGTTGTGTTTCCAGAGCCGCCAGATGCGGTGTATGCGTTTGATCCTGAAGCAGCTTCTGCTAAACCACCGCCACCAGAGCCTCCCGATCCCGAAACTGATGTGCCAGCATTACCCAAGCTGCCATTGCGAGCATTCGCCCAAACCCCAAATGATGAATCATTCCCATTACCGCCAGCGTTGCCAGAGGTATCGTCTGCTGTTTGAGCAGCGCCGCCAGTACCACCTGCGCCCACAGTGACTGTCTCAGTGGAGCCAAGAGATACAGCAGGAATCCACAATTCTATTCTTCCGCCAGCGCCGCCGCCACCGCCACCAGATGCAGCAGTAGCGACTGAAGCGGTTGCCCTACGGCGACCAGAACCGCCACCGCCACCACCGCCAAAAGCCAACACATAAACCAGTTTTGCTCCCGCTGGCTTAGTCCATGTTGATGTGCCAGTAGAGGTGAATTCTTGGATGTCTGCGCTGGAGATGCCACCACCGCCAGTAGAGTTAATGGTCTGGTTTGGAAAAGAGCCTGTAATGGTCACGTTTGTGCCAGCCACCAATGACGGCATTGCCGTTCCAGTTCCACCGTTTGCAACATCCACAATGCCCGTTAAAGCGTGGTCTGCGTTCCACGCAGCAGCGCCTGCGGCACTGAACGTGCCGTCTGCCGGTGTGGTGTGGGTAACAACAATAGTCATGCCAAGAACCTCAATTTGTACAGTGTTGACAAGTACAACTCAATGATGTTGTCAATTAACTGCTGCAATGTTGAATCAGATTTGTCGCAAACCTCGTAACGACCCTTTTCAATCTCAGCAAGTTGGTCTTGCAAAAACTCAATGATGTTGGTTGTCTTCTTGGCCGCAGGCATGGCAATTGGGCCAATCAAACCGTTGCGGCCTTGGTAGGCTTCGGCAAACGCATCGGTCACATCAATCACATCTTTGTAGAAATGCCCGAGTGCCTTGTGCTTGCTGTAGCTGCGGGTGTTCAGATGCACCGAATGGGCCACATTACGGCCCAAGAACAACAGACCCATCAGTTGTGCGGCGGTCATTGTGGCATCTCCATTGGTGGCATTGGTTCCATAGGCTGTGGCATCTCAGGCATACCCTCCATGCCCACATCCATCTGCTGCTCTGGCATTTCAGGGATGCCGTTCAACTGGCCGTTGGATTCCATTGCAGCCGCCACCACGCCCATAGCGATGTCTTGGATCTGCTGCTCGTTCATGCCCGCCTGTGTGGCCGTGATGCGCTGGGTTTCAGCCTGGTAAGCCTTAATTTCAGCTTCGTAGTCCTTACGGCGCTGCTCTTGCACCTCAATGGACTTGCCCACGTTTTGCAGCATCTGGTGCATCTGCTCCATTTCCTGCCCCATCGCCTGCATCTGCTGTTCGGCAGCTTGCAAAGCAGGTGACTTGTCGTCATCAGACATGATTGCTGGGTCGATGGTTTTGGCGAAACGCTTGGACATCTCTTGAGCGCCAGGCCAGTCCATGTTCTTGACAAACAGGTCACCAGCCACTTGCCACAGTGCGGGGTTACCCTGAAGCAATTGGGCCATAGCTTCCAATGCTTCTTGGCGCTTGGTGGCGTAGCCTGGGCCAGTAACAGCCACCACATCGTACTTACCAACAGACGGGTTGTAGACCTTTTCAATCACGATGCCCTGCTCGTCAACGATCTCGTTGATTGGCTCTGGCTGGTCAGGGTTAATCTTGACCATCTTTGTCTCGCCATCTTCGCCGATGATCCGGGCAATGCGCTGGGTGTCGTAAATCTTGGGGATCAGGTCTACCAATTGACGGGCCACATGGCGCACACCACGGGCGAGGTTGTCGCCGTAGTGGTAAGTACCTACATCGCCCTCACGCTGGCGGGCAAGAATAGCTTTGCCAGAGCGTTCGTTAGAACCCATGCCAAGCGAGGCGTTGTACTGGCCTGTTGTGGCCTTGATGTCTTCAGCAGCGCCCGCCTTGGCTTGCAGCAGGCCGCTGGAGGCCATTGGAGGCTGTGCCCGCTGGGGTAGTGGCAACACAGCGCCTTGGCCGTCTGTAACATCTGGATTGACCTCCAGATACGGCCAATTCTGGGTGTTGGCCGTCTTCCACTTTTCATCGTAGCCCTCAAACTGACCGCCGTAGCCGATGAACGGGGCTTTGGGGGCCAACGCCAGCATCTCGGCTTCTTGGCTTACCCAATAGTTGTACATGCGCTGGGCATCTTTGGCGTTTCGCACCAAGCCCGACACATACAACCGGCCATCGACTTCAAACTCGTTGCCGACAATGCGGATCACGGGGATCCACTTGCCTGCCCACTCGCGTTCTTCCAGAATCTCGTAACCGTTGATCTTGCAATATTTGACCTTGGGGCGCTCAGAAATGCGGTTGTTTTTGGGCTTGCCAAACATCTCACGCAGCATCTTGTCTTCGGGCGTGCCCTCAAACGCAGTCTGGTTGCCGGGATACAGGTTTAGCGTGGCTTTGTCGTAGTCAATGTAGTAATAATCCGCGAGACGGATCGTATCTTCATTGAGCCAGTTGCTGATTGACTGGTCGCCCACGCCCAACGACTGGAGTGTTGTGATAGGTGTGGAGTCGGGATACATGCGCTCAAACTCAGCGCGTGTGACATCCTCGGTCACGAAGCACCACTTGGCATCTGCGCCAGTGGGGTCTTGCATGGTGGGGTCCATGTAGACTGAAAAGCTGTTACGCACACGGCCAATCTTGATGTCTTGGTCGAACGTGTTCGCTTCGCAATACTCGGTCAGCAGTCGGATGTAGCCTTCACCAAAAGCGACCTGGTTCTCGCAGGCTGTGTCGTAGGCCACATCGGCGTCCGACATATATTCGATATGCCGGATCATGCCGTTGAAAATCTCGGCCACTTTAACGTCTGCCTTGTCGTCAACGGGGATCACCTTGGCACCAGGACGGTTTTGGCGCTGGTCGTTGGTGACTTGGTGAACGTGCTGGGGCAGCTTGTTGATCGTCAGGCAGGGACGGGCGTTGATGGTCTGACCCTGCACCGCGCCACGGGTAGCCAACACATCGGCAGGCCACTGCCATGAATTGTCTGGACTTCCAGCGTAAAAACGCAAATCATCAATTTCGTCCTCCCGCGATTCGGCAAGCGCGGAAACGGCCAAATCAAGCCGTGACCTGGCGGTTGCCAGAATATCGGAGGCACTTTTCTTGGGCTTACCGCCGTTTGCCACAGCAGCAGCGGCAACCATGCCAGTTGGGTCAGCCATTCAAGACTCCTAGTACGTGAGGCTCACGCATGACAACGTATTCTTTGCCGCCATGCTTGAATTCCTGCCCTACGCCAAAGTACAGATGGTCGCCCACCTTTAGCTCTTTGCAGTCAGGGCCAGCAGACACAACTATACCCGTTTCTTGTTTTTCTGTCGAAAGTAGCTCAAACATCGGGTGTTTTTCGACGTCTACCTCAATAATCAGGCAGTTCTGCATGGCCTTTAGGGTCATTTTTTGTCTTTCTTAGCCGTTTTGGCCGACTCTTTGAAGTCTTTGGCTGTGGGCGCTGCTTTGCTGCCCACTTTGTTCATCTTCTCGCCAGAACCAGCCTTGATTCGGGCCTGTTTGGCGTGAATATTACTGTACAAGCCGGGTTTGGTAGCCATGATTTAACACTTCCATCGTTTAAGAGCTGCTTTAGCGCGTTCGCCGTCTTTGGCGTTGGCTGCTACTGCGCCCATCCTTGCACAAAAAGAATCCTTGCGGCCTTGGTCGGCCTTGGTCTTGGGGCTGGGCGCTGGCGCTTTGAGATTGGAGCCAGTGGCTGCGTTGTACTTCGCACGACCCTTCTCTGTCAAGCCCGCGCCCTTGGACACCGGCAGCTTCTCGCCCTTTTTGACGCTCAAGGAAACAGTTTTCTTCGTTGCCATCACGCCCCCATCCATCCGGTTGAGACCGCACCGCGCTCTGACACGACGCGGCGCTCGGGTTTATTGTACTCACCCCGGCTTGCGACTGGGTATGAGAAGGTCAGCGCGATGGCGTCAGCAGCGTCGGGTGACGCCAAGCCACGGGCTTTCATGTCTTTTTTCGACTCCAGGAAGATCGACCCCTTGGAGTCTGGCTTCATCATAGGCGAGATCAGGTCAGTTTTCAAGAACCTGTCGTTTGGGATGCTGGCCGACTTTAGCCAGTCGCGCATGTCACCCCAGATCTGCGCCCTCATGTTGCCGTACATGGCCGGGTTGCGTGACTTCCAGCCGAAGTTGACGCCCTTGATCTTGTAGCGCTGCTCTTTGAGCCGGTCCACGATGCCCGCGCCCAGCCCGCCCTCGTCGATGAACACCATCACCGGCTTGAACTCCTCGATAGCCTCGATGACGTGCCCGACCACCGTCATGGTGTCGTCGCCCCGGTGCCGGATGATGCGCGTGATGTCCCGCCCCTGCCGGATCGCCAGCACCGTGGCGTCGGCCCCGAACCGCGCGGGGTCCACGCCGATCACAATCGGTGCGCTTGGGTCTTTGTACTGGGGCCGCTTCATGGCGTCGTCCACCACCAGGCTGGAGATGAACTGGTCGTCGCCAGCGTTCGGGAACTCGCCGTACACCTCGACGTGCGCCTGTGAGGAGTCCGGTCCGTATTCATCAATGATCTGCTGATAGACCTGCTTGTCCGTACCCTCGACCGTGCGCGCGTCCACCACCTTCGTCTGCCAGAACTCGCGCTTGCTGTGGAACGTCTCGTAGAAGTACCCCGTGTTGCGCCGTGGGTTGGAGAACGCCAGCCAGAACCGGTTTGGGGTGTTCTCCGTAAAGAAACCAGCAGTCACCGCCCAGATGGCGTCCGCAATACCACTGGCCTCGTCGAAGATCACCATCACACCGTCGAAGTTGTGCACACCCGCGTAGGCGTCTGGGTTCTCTTCCGACCACAGCCGCCCCTCGACGCCCCAGTAACGTGTGCCCTTCTTCAAGTCGCGCTCGACCAGTTCGGTCAGCCACTTGGCCGGCATGAGCCTAGTGGCGCTCACCTCAAACCAGTGGCTGTTCAAGGACATGGCCAGCCACTTGGTGATCTCGGCCCATGTGATCGAGCGGAGCTGTGACTCACTGTTGGCCGACACGATGGTGGTCGAGCCAATGCGGGTGGACAGCATCCAGATCACGATCCAGCTTACGAGGGCCGACTTGCCGATACCGCGGCCAGATGAGACTGCGTGGCGTAAGGTGTTGAAGTCCACCTCGCCTTTGTTTGCTTTGATGTGGTCGGCGATCTGCTGCAAGACCTCGCGCTGCCACTTGCGCGGGCCGTTGAAGTGCTCCAGTGGCGTGCCCTTGACGCCCCACGGAAACGTGTACAGCACGAACGCCAGTGGGTTGTCCTTGTACTGCGGCGCCCAGAGGCGCGCCATGAGTTCTTGTTCGTCTTCGGCCGAGTAGATGGTGGTTTGCATTATGCGGCTGCCTGCTTGTGGGGTGCTAGTCGTGCTTGCAGTGGCTGAGTAGGCTCGCGCGCGATGACGTCCGTCACGCTGCTGTCGATCACGTCGGCCGCTCTGCGCTCAGCCTCGGCCAGTGCGCCCAGGATGCTGATTTGCTGGTTGACGTCCACTGTGATGGCCTGCTTGGCCACCCAGCCGTGGACGTTTTGCAGAATAGCGAGCGCCGCCTTGGCGTCGCCCTGTTCGGCTGCGTTGTGCAGTTGCTTAGATGCGAGCAGCTCGCCTTCAGCGCGCCCCTTCTGTTCGGCCAGCTGCGCCACTCTATCCAACTCGCACAACTGCCGGTAGGCGGTGGGCACCATGCCTGCTGCGAGCGCCAGGTTGTCGCCCTTCAACCCGAGCTTGGCTGCGTCGTAGATGCGGTTAAGCACCGCCTCGGTGGCGCGCACTTCATTGATGACAAGTGGCAGTGAATGAAAACTCATATGTATATGGCCGCGTGAATGCGTGCGTGAATGGTAATGCATTTGGCATGTAACAACAAGCCTTGCACCGTTTTGTAAAAAATAAAAATTGTTGCTGAACGCTACGCTACCGTTGACCGGTCCGCTCGGCCCTACCCCCTCCCCCTTTGCAAAATCCACCACTTGGTCAGTGTGTGCTTACTAACATTTTGTGGACCATGCGGACTGTCCACAACAAACCGTCAGCCCAAACTGTATGCATGTACGTTTATACAGTACTGTATGCGTGTACATCACTGTATAAACTGTAGTTTGTGGACAATGTGGACAGTCCACATTTAGGTTAGTGCCTACTAACTTAAACTTAGCGCCAGAGTCCGCGCCGTGCGTGTGTGGACAATGTGGACAGTTTGGACAAGCAATTAAATTCGCTAGACCCTACTTGCCTATTTTTTAAGCAATTGTTTTTCTTACAATAGATATCTAATAGTCCACATTGTCCACAAACCCCTACAACCCGCATAGATAGGCGCTTGCAACGTGGACACCGGCCGCGCTTTCACGCCGTCCACAATCAATCCACCGCGTCCACAGTTACAAATTGTTACAAATTCTTTTGCAACAACGCTTGACGATGGGCGGAAATCACTTACACTAGATACATCAGCAACCAACCAAGAAAGTACTGTATATGAACGACGCAATCCGCACCTACCAATTCATGCGCACGCAGCAGCAGCTGCGCGCAATCGACGCGTGCACCGACGCTGCGCAGTACCACGGCGTCAAAGTCGCAGCGCTCGCCGCCGCGCTTATCGCGCTCAACATCGACGCCGCGCGCCTGTCACTCATTTAAGGAGCACGCACCATGAAAAGAATTGAAATGTTTAATATCCGCATTGTCAACACCGGCGACAAGTACGGCGTCAATGACTGCCTGACCAATAACAAGGCGCCAATGATCGAATTTTATGACGCGCGCTTTACTCACGGCGCCGACGGCGCGCGCGGTCAGTTTGTAACCCGTTATTACATCGAAACCATAACCGATAGCGGATGCCCTAATGGCCTATGCCTTGATGGCGGCGTGCCTGTGTGGTTTGTATCGGCCGAAGGCATGAAGGAAGTCATCGAATACATCAAAGAGGCCCAAGCATGAAAGACAAAATTCTCGACATTCTGGCCGCGTTGGCCATTGCGGCCGCGTTGCTTGTATGCGCGCTGGCCTACTTCGACGTCTTAACCAAATAAGGGGCATCACATGACAAACAAATTTTTGGGTTTTATCGCGTATGAGGGACCGTCCGAAATCGACGGCGCGCCTATCGTGGTGATCGTCAACAAAATCGACAGCGACAGCGAAAACGAAAAGACCGGCGCGCTTGTACAGACGTTTATTATCCGGTCCGACGTTTCACCGGTCGAAGCGCTTAAGACCGGCGACGACGTGAGCATTTGTGGCGATTGTGTGCACCGGCCAATTGTGGCCAGCGAAACCGGCGAAGCGCCGTGCTACGTTAACGTCGGTCGTTCGGTTTTGTCGGTGTTTAACGCATACAAGCGCGGCCGCTATACAAAAGCGGACCCGGCCACAATCGCGGCCGCGCTGGCCGGTAAGGTTGTCCGGCTTGGCACCTATGGGGACCCTTTCGCTGCGCCGGTCCGCATGTGGTCACAAATCACACGCTACGCGGCCGGACGTCGGGGCTATACGCACCAATGGCAAAACGCCAAATTTGACGCCAGCGCGTGGTCGCCGTTGGTGATGGCCAGCGCGGACACAATCGAACAGGCCGCGCTGGCCAATTTGCTTGGCATGCGGGTTTTCCGCGTGTCTGTCGGTGTTGATCGTCAACCAGGCGAGACAATTTGCCCTGCTAGCGCTGAAGGGGGCAAAAAGTCCACATGCGCAAAATGCACATTGTGCGCCGGTACATCGATTCAAGCGCGAGACGTGGTGATCGCTGATCACGCTAGCGGCCATCAAAAGCGCGTTATCCGTTTGGCCAGCGTCTGATTTTCAGTGTCTGGCCACATGGCCAGACGCGGACAATTCGTCCGGCTAAAGGGGCAAAACATGAGCAAATTTTCTGTAGGCGATCGCGTCGCATTTGCGCGCGCCGTGGTCCGACGTCTTGGCCACGATAAACCGACGGCCGACGCGCGCGGCCGCGTGGTGGCCATCGATGGCCGCGTGGTGGCCGTCGATTTTGGCCGGACCATGGTCCGCGACGATGGCGCGACGGTCCGCTATGTACCGGCCGCAAATTTAACCCGCGTTTTTGATAATGGGGTAGTTTATGAATAGTCCGATACCCGGCTATAAACACAACCCGGCGCCGGACCGATACCCTACGCGCGCGGACTGGCCACGGCCAGGCACCACCGGCCACCATAGGGGACGGCCGGTGGAATTGATGGAAATTTATTTCCAATATTACGCGCTGTTCAAAACCGGGC